AGTATTAGAAAACCTCGAGCTTTAGTTTTAGAAAATATATTAAATAGAAACTTATTTTTTAATCATTGTTATGTTACTGCTAATGGAGATTTTCATTATGGGGATAAACATATAAAATCATTAAATAAATTATCTGAATATAATGAGATATTAAAAAGTTCTGATGCAGATGATGTTTACACACAAATAGGATATAATAGTGAATTAACATTTCAATCGGTTTTTAAAAATTCATTTTTTGGATTTACAATAGATACCTTTGCGGATTTTGGATTGGATAATAAAGGTTATTCTTCTCATTTAACTGAAAAGACTTTGAGAAATTTTGCATTTAAAATTCCATTTTTATTATTAATATCTTCGGAAGAACAAATCCGTATAATAGAAGATTTGGGGTTTAAATTATATAATCATTTATTTGATTTTAAAATAGATGTAAATAATGTAGAAAAAACAATAAATGATTATTCCGATGTTATTGAAAAATTTTCTAAAATGACAACTCAACAGGTTAAAACATTTTGTTTAACAAAAGAAGTAACCGATATTATAGAACATAATCATTCTCAAATGGAATATTATACAAAATTAAATATAGAAAATATATATAGATATATTTTAAATAATTCCTATGAAAATAAGAATGATTTGATATTAGATATGAATGAACCTATTGGCGAAGTTAATTTAAACATATTAACCACTAATATTTAGATATTTCATATTTTCGTATTTATTTATATAAATTAGATTATGGCAAAGCAAACAGCAACGGATTTTGTATTATTTGGTGAAAAGAAACTATCTGATTTATTTCAAGAAATTTACACAAACCAAAGAAGCAAAAAACAAAAGATAGGAGATTTGATTGAAGAATTTAAAAAATCAATCAGACATGCAGGTGATATTGCAGAAGTAGGGCCTATTATTAAAGATTTGGTTAAGTTTTCAGTAGAAAATGATGACTTACTTATACGATTGGCAACGATTGCTCAAAGAATTACGGCAGCCGAAAATAAAGGAAGTAGTGATGATGGATTCTTAACCGAAGCAGAAAGAGCACAATTGTTAGAAGAGGTTAAGATGGTAGCGGATGATTTGGGTAAGCAAACACAAGAAAAAGTTGATGATATTGAATTTGAGTTACAAGAAATTCAGAATAAACTAGAACAAAGAAAGTAATGGCAGTGTTTAAAGATGATGCATATGAACCGGTAAACCCACCTGGTGGTGCTAAAAATTATGTGACGTCTAATAATGTAGTAATTGGTGTTGTGAAAAAAGTTTATTTAGATTTTTCACAAGAATCAAATGGAAGAAGTATTGTTCCTGGAGCAGTTGAATTGGAAGCTATTGGTAGAAATATGAATAGCACTATTATAGCGTATCCGTATGATGAACAATTTTTAGATATACCCTGTATTACGGAAATAGTTGATATTCATTACAACGGAACAATTCCGATGTATAGAAGAATTAATTTTAATAAAACTATAAATAACTCACAACCTACTGCTGGACAAGGGCCTGCTTCTAAACCTAAAGCTGGTTTGGATGCTTTTAAATCATTAGGTGGAATTGTATCTACATTAGCAAGTGTAGGTGGTGCAACAGGAGGATTGGGTGAATATTTTAAGAAAAAAACAACTCATAGATTAAAAGTATATGAGGGCGATACTATAATTCAATCTAGACATGGGCAATCAATAAGAATGTCCGGATATAAAACTTCTGGAAATGAATTAGGAGAAACAATTACAATTAGAAATAAAGAAGCTTCAAAATATTCTCTATTACCGGAATCTATGGCAGTAGAAGAAGATTTGAATAGAGATGGTTCTACTATATTATTAACAAGTGGTGATAAGAATAATATTAAATTTATTCCTGGTACACCGGATTTATTGGGAGGTTCTGATTTTAAAACTAGACCCGATAAATCTACAAAATTTGTTTATATAGGAAAAGATGATGATTATGGATTTGAGGCATACCCGAAAGCATTAAATGGAGAGCAGATATTCATAACATCTGATAGATTGGTTTTTTCTTCTAGAAAAAATGAAATGATTTTTTGGAGTAAAGGTAACTATGGTATCATAACTGATGGTATATTTACAGTAGATACTGATAGAGGTATAAATATTAACTCACTAAACCACATTGATATTCAGGCATATGATAAACAAATCAATCTTTTTGTTGGTGATGCTGGTGAAATAAATTTAGGTAGTAAGCGTTTAAGATCTGCAATAGATGGTGATGGGTTGATAGAATTATTAGCTGATTTAATAGCTTGTATTATAAATCTTAAAAACGGAGGTTTATTAACACCAGCAGGGCCTACTTCTGGTATGAACCCAAAAAGAGAAACTGAATTACAAGAAATGGCTGAGAGATTAAACTCATTATTATCATCAACAGTAAAAATCCAAATTTAAAATGTCTTGGAGTATTTTTAAGTTGCGTGTTAGAGCAGTAATGGAAAACGGGCCGTCTTCTTTAGATGATGTTGCCCGTATAATTAGTATTGCATATGATAGTACAATGAAATCCCCTCCAGCCGGAGATTTGTTAAATAGAAATCCAGTAGAGCAAGGAAATGTGGCATTGATGGAGAATATGATTAAAATGGTATTAACTATTCAAAAATCATCTCCCGTTCAATTACCTTTAATAAATCTTATATCAAATTCATTTGTAGGATATTGGTCAGGGGCAACTTTATCAACATTAAACATTCCTATAATACCCGCACCTGGATCGACTAGTAATTTAAAGATAACTTTAAATCCGGTAGTTATTCCTGGAATTCAAGTTTCTATACCTTTTACATATGAGGGGTTGGATGATGTAGATGGATTTTTAAATAAATTAATATTAGCTGCTAATTTACATTTATCGACTGTTCAAGGATATACACTAACCGATTCGTTATATCCACCAACTTTAACTCCCGCTCCAGGATTTATACCATGGACAGGGTTTTCCGTTAATGTAAATACTACCGATTATGGAGAAAGATATGATAGTTTTATTAGAGGAAATGCTGCTTTATTAGAACAGGTAAAAAGTTTATTAGGAAAATCTTTTATAGATGCAGAAGCATTAGCGGTAGAAGGAATGGAGCAATTAAAAGCCGCAGAAGCAAATATTCCACTTATGGGTTCAGATGGAGGAGCTAACCTTATTAATAGTTCAGAATCTAATTTGACTCAAATTGAAAAAGCAATGCAAAAAATAGGATTAACTGATTCAAAACTAATAATTGCAATTCAGGCAAATGCATTAAAAGAAACTCAAGGATTAGTTGTAACCGAAAATACAAATTATAGTAATAGAAGTAGATCATCTTTGCAAGCTATATTTGGTACCAGAATAAAAGCATTGAATGATGAAGACTTAGCTAGAATCAAAGCAACTCCGGAATCTTTTGCAAATTATATGTACGGAAGACCTGGAAATAAATTAGGAAATGATAAACCTGGTGATGGCTACAAATATAGAGGTAGAGGATTTATTCAAGTTACCGGAAAAGCAAACTATTTAGCTTGTTCTATGGCTTTATATGGAGATGATAGATTAGTTAAAAATCCAGATTTATTAAATAATCCTGAAGCAGCTGCAGCATCAACGGCTTGGTATGTTAAAAGTAATTTAAAAAAGTTTGCTAACCTAACTGGATATGATGTTAAGAATTTAACACAAGAACAAGCTACCCATTTAATAACAAGTATGGTTGCAGGTGATGTTATACCTAAAAACGGAAAAGGATTCTTAACAGTTACTGCATTGGGTAATGCTAATAAATATGCCGCTCAATTAGCGTTAAAAGCGGCTTCTACTCAATTAGCAGCAACTGATCCGCTTAAAACTTTAACCTTCGGAGCACCGGGTGGGTAGGTTAATAAAATTGTATATTATTTGATTATTATATTTATAGACAGAATTAATTAAAAATTATGGACACTAACAAACTTTTTAAAGCTATTCAAATCGTAGTTAAAGAGGAAGTAAAAAAACAAACTTCCGCTATAAAGGAGGAAGTAAGAAAAGAAATTTTAGCAGAAATTAAAAAATCTAAAATTCAAACTCCTATAATGGAAACTAAAGTAGAAAATCCATTTGATAGAGCTTTGGCTGCATTAGAAGAAGATAGAGAAATTGAACAAAAACAATATGTAAAAAATCCAACTTTAAATCAGATTCTTAACGAAACTGCTATGAGACCTGGATTTAGCAGAACCGATGGTGAATGGGGGACTATGACACCTGAAATGATTGGTTATGGAAACCCACAAATGGGATATCAAAATCCTATGCAATCTGCAATGCCAACTACTGGTAACGACCTAATAGATAAGGCTATTGCAAGAAGTGCAGCGGTTTTGAAAGCAAGTAAAGATAAAAATAGATAATGGCAATATTAGTTGGGCCAAAATTGGTTAAAGATTTACCGGAAAAAGATAGAGTTGCTATCGGAATTACTCTTCCTTTACAAAGAGGAAATAATGGATTTTTTAACCAATCCTTTCAAACTATTGATCAAGTTAAATCAAATATCAAAAACCTTATATTAACAAGAAAGGGAGAAAGGTTAATGCACCCAACATTCGGAACTGAATTGTATGATTCTCTATTCAACCAAAATACGGATGATTTGGAGATAGAAATTCAAAATTCAATAGAATCTGCAATTGCAGAATGGATGCCATTTATATCAATAGAAGAAATATTGGTTGATCAAAGTAATACTAATAGAGATACATATTTTTTCACAGTTTCGTTGAAGTTTAAAGTTGCGGGGCAACAAAATTTAGAAACAATAACATTTAATGTAATTGAATAATGGCATTTAAAGTAACAAATAAAAAAGTAGGTAGAAATAGTAGGGATATAAACTACTTGGGTAAGGATTTTGAATCATTCAGAGAAAACCTTATTGAGTATGCTAAAACATATTTCCCAAATTCATACAATGATTTTAATGAATCATCACCTGGTATGATGTTTATAGAAATGGCATCTTATATTGGTGATGTATTAGGATATTATACTGATTCATCATTAAAAGAAAGCCTTATTCAATATGCAAGTGAAGAAAAAAATGTATTTGCATTAGCGGGATTATTAGGATATAGACCAAAACCAACATCGCCTGCTATTACTACTTTATCCGTTTATCAATTATGTAAAGCTGATAGTAGTGGTAATATTGATAGAAATTATTTATTAAGAATAAACGAAGGATTATCAGTAAGATCAAATTCTAATACTGATATTACATTTAGAACAACCGAAGTTTTAGATTTTAATGAACCGGTTGATAGAGAAATTACAGTTTATAGTGTATCACCTACTACAAATTTACCAGATTATTTTTTAGTAAAAAAGAAAATTCAAGCAATATCGGCTAATGTTAAAACAATAGAGCATACATTTGGTAGTGCTGAATCATTTCAAAGTATTAATATAACCGATACTGATGTAATTTCAATAGAAAGTATAATCGATGATAATGGAAATAAATGGTATGAAGTTCCTTATTTGGCACAAGAAACCATTTATATTGATTATCCAAATGTAGAACAATATGATGATGATTTATATCAATTTTCAACAACAGTTCCATATTTGTTAAAATTATTAAAAACTTCTAGAAGATTTGTGGTTAGAACAAATGATAATTTTACCACATCTATTCAATTTGGAGGAGGAGATAGTTCTCTTTCAGATGAATTATTAATTCCAAATCTTAAAAATGTAGGATTGGGATTAAATAGTTCAATAGATAGAATGGGTGAATCATATGACCCTACTAACTTTTTGAAAACTAAAACATATGGTCAATCACCATCAAATACTACTTTAACTATAACATATTTAGTTGGAGGTGGAATTACTTCAAATGTTCCTCAAGGAGATTTGGTAACTATTACAAATATTAATTTTGATGATGATTTAATTAATACAACTACTGGGTTGGATCAAACTATATTAAATTTCTCAAAACAATCTATTGCAGTTGAAAACGAAATACCTGCAAAAGGTGGTAGAGGTGTTGATACAATAGAAGAAATTAGAGAAACTGCTTTAGCTAACTATGCATCTCAAAATAGAGCAGTAACTGGAAAAGATTATCAAGTTAGAGCTTTATCAATGCCAACAAAATATGGTTCAGTTTCTAAAGTATTTGCAATCGGAGATAATTCTTTAAATTCAAATTCTCCAGAAGCTATATTAAACCAAACTGATAATGTAACTGAATTTGCAGAAATAGCTAGAGGTTTGGTAAATTCAGCTTTAGCTAATGGTGGTAAATTACCAACTACTGATGAAATAAAACGAAAAGTAAGAAGTTTTGTTCAAAAAACAACACAATCTGCTGAATTGGTTAATCCATTTGCAATCAATTTATATACATTAGGATATGATTCAAACGGAAATTTAACTACTCTTAATAGAGCTGTAAAAGAAAATCTTAAAACATATCTAAACGAATATAGAATGTTGACAGATGGTGTTAATATTATAGATGGATTTATTATTAATATTGGAGTTAATTTTGATGTGACTGTTTATAAAAACTTCAATTCAAAAGAAGTTTTATTAAAATGTATTGAAGAAATCAAAACTTTCTTTACAATAGAAAATTGGCAATTTAATCAAACAATAAATCTTTCTGATATTGAATTAACATTGGCAATGGTGGAGGGAGTAGCATCGGTTCAAAAAGTAGAGATTGTGAATAAATGTGGAGGAGCTTATGCTAGAAATAGTTATGATATTAAAGGAGCTACAAAGAATAAGATAATTTATCCATCATTGGATCCATCTATCTTTGAAGTTAAGTTTCCTGATAAAGATATTAAAGGGAGAGCAGTATAATGATACATTTTGTTACCGCATCAAAGGATGCAACAGTTTACACTTTATATAAAACTAAAAATACCGGATTAGATGAAATATTGACGGTATCTAAACATTATTCTCGTTTTGCAGAAAAAGATGATGCTAGAGTATTCATACAATTTGATTTATCTAATATCCCTTCTTATGTAACGGCTTCATCTGCAACTATGTGTTTAAAATTAACAGAAGCAGAAGAAGTACCGGTTAATTTTTCTCTTTACGCATATCCTGTAACTGAAAGTTGGAATATGGGTATTGGTACATTTGTTTATACTCCTTCTACAAATGATGGAATAACTTGGAACACTCAACCATATATTTTAACATCATCCGTTAGTGGATCACAACCATTTACTTATCAAAGTTTGGATGTGGAAATGAATGTTACATCAATTTACAACTATTGGACTGGTTCTACAAATAATGGATTAGTTTTAAAACATTTAGAATCAATAGAATCATCATCAGAGGATTATGGTATAATGAATTTCTATTCAAGAGAAACAAATACCATAAATCAACCTTTATTAAAATTAGGATGGGATGATGTATCCGGTTCTTTTTCAACGGGTTCATTAAGTGCATTAACTGCATCTTCTATAATAGTAAAGAGTAAAGAATTAAAACCCGCATATTATGAGGGTGGAAAGGTTAAAATTAAAATAATAGGTAGAGAACAATATCCTCTAAAAACTTTTTCTAATTCATTCTCTTATTTAGATGTAAAGTATCTTCCAACAAGTTCATATTTCGCTATCAGAGATGAAATTACAAAGAAGAAAATTATAGATTTTTCTACTTATAGTAAAATAAATTGTAATTCAGAAGGAAATTATATTGTATTTGATACTACTAATTTTCCAAAAAATAGAGTGTATAAACTTTTATTTTTGATAGAAAGAGATGGATTTGAAGATTATTTTGAAGACGATTTAACATTTGAAATAAGAAGTAATGGAGTTCGAGTTGATTAAAAAAGATTTACAAAATAGTGGTTCTCTTGCAGTAAGAGATAGAAATTCTGTTTTTATTGAAGCAACTGCAAAAGAAGATGAAACGGGATTTGTGTATGCTCCTTCTAAAAAAAGAGTGTATAATACCGATGAATTAAAAAAAGCTATTGATGTAAATGTTTTTGAGTTAATTCCTACATCACCTGAAAACAATTTAGATTTAATACCGAGACCTATCTATAATGAGGCGACTCGTTCATTAGAATTAGCAAGAGGTACAATAACTACACAATCTTTAGAAATATCTTCTTTACAATCACAAGTATCGGAATTAACGGCTATATCTGCCGCATTAGATATTGAATTGGATGGTGAAAGATTATTAAGAGTAACTGCGGAATCAAGTGCAGATACATTAAGAACTCAATTTAGTCTTTTAACGGATACAATGCAAAGTAATACTCAAAGAATGACTTTAGAGGGTATTGAAAATTCATCTTTAAGAGCTAGAAACGAAGGTCAAAACGCACAAATAGAATCATTTAAAAAACAAATAGATAGTTTAACCGAACAATTAAATGGTAAAAATGCCAGAATTGCCGAAGGAGCTAAATCGGGTGCAGATATTACTGCTAGAATTATAGAAAAAGAAAATGCAGCTGCTACTGATATTTTTTATGATTCAATTGTTTCCGAAGATGGTGGGGGTAAATGGGTAAATGGGCCTACAATTGAATTATTTAATTTTTCAGTTGATGTTCAAAATGTTAGAGTTTCTCAACAAGCTGATGATAATGTTAATTGGTTAAGTTTCCCTTCTACTATAACATTACAACCTCAAGAAAAAGTTACATTTACATTGGGAACAAATAGAGGTGTAATCAATGATGTTGGGCCAACTGCAAGATTTTTAGGAATATTTGGAGGAGGAAGTGCTAGACAATACAAAGGAACTATTGCTTTTGCTTCTGCAAATGGAACTATTTCATTTAGTACAACTTTAGATAAACATAGAACTAGATAATGAGTTTAGATAGATTTAAAAATATAACAGATGTAGTAAACAAAGGAACTTCCTTAACTACCGAATTAAATTCAGCAGATTTAGAATTAATCGATCAAGGATTTAAACCTGCACCATTTAATATTGGGGTTAATGATGTTTTGGAATTTGTTTTATATGATGCATCTAATAATCTATTACAACAACAAGATTATGGTTCGGAACGATATATTAAAGGAGAAGAGATTTCTGAATATTTAATTCAAAGTGAAAATGTTGTAGATAAGGTAATAGATGGAGGTGGATTTTTAGTTGATGTTAAACGATTGATTAAAGAAGCGGGATATAATACTGGTATATTTAGAGTTCAATTAAATTTCGTAAATGATAGAGTTGGTAGTTCAGTACCAAAAGATAAATTGTGGATACAAGAAATATCTCCAACTCGTTTAGAATTAAGATTGTTACCATTTGATAACTTTGATGAAACTAATCCAATTGATATTGATACAAAAATTGATTTAAATCAATCTTATAATAGTTTTGTTCAAGGTAAATTTAGTGGAGATGAAGTATATGCTGAAATAGATGAAATATTAAATAGATTAACACCCGCTGAATTAAAAAATACTTTTCAAAAAATAAAATCAGAAGCATACATAAATCAATTGGGTGCTGAGTTTGGTCTTACTAATTGGGAAATATTTTTTTCAAAAGTTTTAGATTCAATGAGAGTTGCAGTTAGATATGCACTTCTTCATAAAAATTCAACTATTGGTTCTACTAACTTTGGAAAATATTTAACTGATTTAGTAGATTTTCAATATTATAATAAAAAGGATATTATAAATTTATTAAATAGAAAATTTGAAGAAGCAATTGATTATCATCTTCCAAAGAGAACACTAAGTGAAGAAGTTAAATTGGATTACTTAACACAAAATAGTATTGATAAATTACAAGAATTAGTACAAAGTATAAAATCAGATAGAACTAATACAAATCCTAACGCAGTAAAAGCTACAATTCAACCTCCTACATCTCAAGAAATAAAAGATGGATTTACAAAAGAAAGAATAGTGGTGCAAACACCTACTGCTCCTATTGTAGTTGATGTTCCTGTAATAAAACCAACAGTTATAGAACCTGCACCAATATCTACTCCGGTAGTTACTGATATGGTATCATCGATATATGAACCTGAAACAAGTAATGAAGCAATTGAAAAAAATAGATTAAGAAGATTGCAAGAAGAGATGATGTATCAACAAGGTGGAATGGGAACTCGTTTTGAAGTTCAATATCAATCTCCTTATGAAACACAAAATCCTGTTGTACAACAACCTGGTGGAGGCGGAGGAGGAGTTTCAAATGATTATATATTCAATAATGATGTAGTTCCTAAAAGGGATAATCAACAAGAAAATTATTTATAATGAGACCAACATTTAACGGACAATACACTGGACAAATGTACACCTCTACTGATGGTAGTAGATGGGTGTGGGTAAATGATAATTGGCAGACTGCTGGTTATGATTATGCTACTCCAAATTCTAGACCAAGAGATGTTAATATTTCTTTTTCAACATTTATAGAAGGTAGTAACACTCCTATTGAAGTTAGAGTATTGGTTAATGGTAATCCTTGGAATGATGTAACATATTCAAAGGGAAAAGCAGTTGTTCATTTTTTTGAAAATCAATTAATAAGTCCTGTTACTATTTCTTTTGAAAGTAATAATACTAAATCTACAAAAACATTTGTTGTTCAATCTGGTGCAGAACAAAAAAATGAAGTATTAATAAGAGAATTAGATGAAAATGGAATATTCGTAACACCTCCTACAATTGATGTAATAGGAAGAGGAGCTCCTGGTGGTGGAGGTGGTTATAGACCTGATTACAATTTAGGAGATAGAATGAATACTGATACAATGGGTAGAAATTTTAATACTCAGAATTATCGTTAAAAGTATTTATATAAATAAGAGAAGTAAATGCAAGATCCAATAAATCAATTATCAAACAACCCTAATGAAAATAATCCTGGAGGATTACCAATGGATGTGGTTAATGCATCTGTATTAACTCCTTCGGATAATTATCAATCGATTGTTGAATTAAAGGGTCAAAGTGTCGGAGGAAATGCTACATATAATACTCCATATGATGCATTAAAATCGATAACACCTACAAACCCATCTTCATATGTTGCTCCTGGACAAAAAACATATAGAGAATATTTTTACGCACCTTATAACACAGTAAGTTTTAATATAGATGTACCATTTGCTCAAATAGCAGCAACCGAGCCACCTGTTCAAGGATTACCAGCTTATTCAGTTGAGTATGTTAGTGTTAATTTAAAAAACACAACTGGTCAAGATGGAGTTAGATTATATATTGATAAACCAAAAGATGGAGTTGGTGTTGTAGATTTAACGGGACAACAAACAATTGAATTACAAAAATATTCAAAATTATCAATTGTAAGAAAAAACCCAAATTCTTATAACATTAAATCGATAAGAATTTATAATGAAAATGGAAATTTAGTAAAAGAAACATCTGCTAATACATTTGATTTACCTTCAATTGATTCTTCATATTTAATTGAAATTGATACAAATGAAGTTGTAACACCTGATATGCAACCATCTATTGTATCACAATTAAGACAGTTGTATGGATGGAATATAGAATCAAACCCAACATTTAAATTAAATGTAGGTGTAACAAATTCTACAACATATGTAAAATATTATTTCCCAAATCAAACTGGTGCAGATGAAAATGGCGCAAAGAAAGTATCTGTTGCTAATGGTGAAGCAATTATAACATTAAATAATCCAAATGCGGTAGGTAGATATGAATTAATCATTTTTGCTGGAAATGAAATATTTGGAGATTTTGGTGAGATAAGAACTTTTATTGAGGTATTAAGAGAAAAAACTTATGGAGAACCTGATGTAACAAAAATTACATTTGATAGAAATATCACCGAAGCAGATTTAAGACCATTAGATTTTAATTTCGAATTTGATTTAGAATCGGTAAATTCAGAGGGTATCCAAATGTATTTAGGTGATAACCTAATCAATGATATTCCTGTTAAAAATGATACTGCTAAAATAACTCTATATGCAAAAGACCTTTATGAGTTATATAAAGATTATTTT